TTTACTGCGCATGATAAGCGCAAGGTATTTTGCTCAAAGAGATGCAAGGATATATCTTCCAGACTTGCGCGTGGGATTGAATGTAACATAAACATTGAACCATATCATAAAACATGTGTAGTTTGTGAAAAACAATTTGATACATATCGAGAAGCAACAATAACGTGCTCTTCGGAGTGTTCAAAAGAACGCGACAGAGAACGCAGAAGATTGTACGAGAGGAAGCGTTATGAGCTTTCGTGGGATGAATATGTGGCAAAAGTGAGGGCTGAGGCTGAAGCTCGAAACGAAGAGAAACAACTTGTTAAAGCAAGAATAGACCTCATTCGACATATCAAGGCTTATGCGAACAAGAGGACGCCGAAAGAGTGCGCCTTTTGTGGCGGCACCTTTTATAGTGAATATCCTAATAAGAAATACTGCTCGGACGAGTGCTCACACAAGGCGAAGAATCGAAAACGAGACAAGCGCATACCTAAAGACAAAATCGTGGACACTGACATCGAATTGCAGAGATTGTTCAAGCGTGATAAAGGCGTTTGCTGGATATGCGGATGCCAATGTGATTGGAACGATATGCGAGTAAGTGAGAGCGGACACAAATATCCCGGTGACACCTATCCCACAAAAGACCACGTTATCCCAATTAGCAGAGGCGGCACGGAGTCTTGGGATAATGTGAGACTTGCGTGCTGGAAATGTAATTGTGTTGAGAAGCGCGACAGCCTATACCCATACGTTCCGCTTGAAACGGAGTTTGCATATTCTTGTAAATCTAAGGGAACACAACCAAAGAGAACGGCTCAATACACTTTAGACGGCAAGCTTATAAAAATATGGGAGTCAACGGCAAGTATCCGCAGAGAGCTTGGCCTTAATGATAAGCACATACAGAACGTGTGCAGAGGATATAACAGTAATACCGGGAACGCTTATGGGTTCCACTGGGAATACATAAAGGAGGCGTAATGCCTGGCTTAACAGAAATAGCGGACAATGGCACTCGCCTTGAACAACTAAAGGAATTGCTCCGCATACTTGCGGATGAAATAGACGAGAAGCCGGGTGCGAGAGATCTGGCCCAATTATCAAGACAATACAGAGAAACGCTGAGAGAGATCGAAGAGATAGAAGATTCGGAGGAGAACGATGACGAAATCGCTGAGATCCTGTCAGAGCGGAAAACTGCTGGGAAAGCAGGACCCGTCCGTTAGAGTCGCACCAGACTACAAGCAGAGCGACGGAATGGATGCGGCGAGGATCCTGAGGTCCGGCGGACTCATTCTGGACCCATGGCAGGCCGATGCGCTATGCGACTGGATGGCAATGTCGCCAGCAGGCAGGTGGGTCTGTCGCACATGCGGTGGGAGTGTCGCAAGGCAGAACGGAAAAAGCGGTCTCGTAGAAGGCCGGGCGGAGTCCGGGATGCTGATGTACGTTGAGCAGGTGCTCTACACGGCTCATTTGCAGAAGACGTCGACTGAGACGTTCGAAGAGATGGCGGCATTCTTCGACACGCCGAAACTGCGAAAGCATATCAAAGACATTAAGACCGCTCTGGGACGGGAACAGATAATTCTTAAAAACGGTGCTCGCATCAAATTTCTGGCGAGGACCAGAAACGGCGGGCGCGGACAACATGGAGACCTGCTTATTTTCGATGAGGCGCAGGAACTGGACGAGAACCAGCAAGCCTCGTTCCTTCCGGCAATATCGGCAAGCCTCAACCCGCAGACGATATACGTCGGAACGCCGCCAGATCCGGAAGCAGCCGGAACGGTGTTCAGAGGTATCAGAGACAAGGCCATCGCTGGCGAGACATCGGCAACGGCATGGTTTGAGTTCTCTGTGCCGGAGATCGGTGACGTAAGAGACAAGAGGCGATGGGCGGAAACCAACCCGGCGTTGGGTCGCAGAATACTGGAAACGACCATTGAGGGCGAATGTGAACAGATGGATGCAGACATGTTTGCCCGTGAACGCCTCGGATGGTGGTCCCCTGTAGTGGCTCACGAGATAGATTATGCGATCCCGAAGAAACTCTGGGACGCCTGCGCTTCATTGGATCCAAAGCCGGAAGGGAAGGCAGCATACGGCGTCAAGTTCTCAGCGGACGGCGCAATGGTCGCCCTGTGCGGCTCGGTGATTCCGAAGACCGGCCCGGCGAGAGTGTCGCTGATAGACCAGAGGCCGACCGGTCACGGCATCCAATGGCTGGCGGACTGGCTCAACGAGAGACACGACAAAGCGTCCTGCGTGGTCATAGATGGACGGAACGGTGTGGACGTCCTTGTGGATAAAATCACGCCGTACTGGAAGACAAAAGGGTCGGTAGTCAGACCCGGCGTAAAGGAAATGATCGCATCGGTCGGAATGATGACGGATGCGCTTAGTGACAGGTCAGTCACATGGTACGAGAAGCAGACTGCGCTCAGAGACAGCGCGGTCACAGCAACAAAGCGTAAACTGGGCGGCGGCTGGGCATTCGGTGGAGAAAACTCCATCCCGATCGAGGCTGCTGCGCTTGCATTGTGGGGCGCGAGAACAACAAAGCGAGACCCTGCGAAAAGGATGAGGATTGGTTAACATGGAATTATCGACTTACATTCCGAGACGGATTGACGGACTGAGCGATGACGCACAGGCGAAGTTTAAGAACCTGCTCGACGTGTTCGACAAACACGCATCTGCCAACAGAACAAAAGAACGGTACTACGAGGGACGCGTCACTCTGGGCGAGGTCAATCTGGGCATCGCGCTTCCGGAGGGCATGCAAGGCCTGGAGATCGGATGCGCTTGGGGAGCCAAGACAGTCGATGTACTGGCATCTCGGTCAATGTTTGACGGGTACGTCTCCGAGGACGGAACGGATGTCGCGGAGCTGGAGCAGATCGTGCGGGACAACAACCTGATAGCAGAGTATCCGAAAACATGCCGGGACGAGCTGAAACTCGGCGCATCGTTTGCGACGCTGTCGGCAGATGATGAAATCGGCGTCAAGGTCAAGTTCCATTCGGAGAACACGGCGGCAGCTGTATGGGATGGTGAAAAAAGCCGGATCGCATACGGTATGGCAATCGTGGCGACGGAACAGGATGCGAACAAGCAGTACAGGCCATCGGTCATCAATCTGCACACCGATACGGATATATGGGTGCTCCGCAAACTGACGGATTCAAAGTGGGCTGCTACGGCTTACCCACACATCATGGGTGAACCGTTAATGGTGCCTTTGATCTACAACCCGACATCAGCAAAGCCGTTCGGGCAGTCCCGCATAAAAGAACCGATTCGGCGGTTGATTCAAGGCTACGTCAGAACGGTGGCCAACGCGACAATCGGGCTGGAGTTTTCGACTGCTCCGCAGAAATATCTGCTCGGAGTGACCGACGAACAGTTTGACGCTGTGGTAAACCAGAAGTTCCGGCAATACGTCGGGTCGCTGATAGCATCGACCACAAACCCGGAGACCGGCGAAAAGCCATCGTTTGGACAACTGATGCAGGGAACCATCACTCCGCACGTCGACATGCTCCGGATGCTGGCGACTCAGTTCAGTGCCGCCACTGGGCTGACCGTCACGGACACTGGAGTGGTAAACGATGCGAACCCGACCAGTTCGGACGCGATCCTGGCTCAGTCTCAGACGCTTGTGCTTCTGGCAGAGCAGCTGAATGCCGGGAATAATGAATCACTCCGCAAAATCGGCATGATGGCAATCGCTATCAAGAACGGCACGACACTGGATGAACTGACTGACGAGCAGAAGAACATCACAGCGCACTTTAAGAATCCGGCAATGCCATCGGTGGCGGCAACAGCAGATGCGGCGGTAAAGATCGCCGGTGCACGTCCGGGATTCGGTGACACTGACACGTTCCTGCGGATGATTGGGTTCAGTCAGGCAGACATTCGGCTGGTTAAGGCAGAAGAACAGAGGTCAAGAGGTCTCCAGCTGCTCGGTGACCTTGAGGAAGAGTGATGAAAACCATATCAAGACGAGCATGGAACCGATATATAGACAAACTGCGACAACTGGATAACAAAGCCGCCGAAGAAATGATAAAGTACCGCGCATCTGTCGTTGCCGATTATAAAGCCGGGGAAATTACGGCATCGGCTGCGAGAAAGTCCATCGTTGACTATGCATTTGGTATCGCTACCAAGTACGGAGAGGCATCCGCGTCACTGGCCTGTGAGATGTATGACGCAGCGGCGAGGCTGACAGGGGCAAACGTGCCACCGGCGATACCAGCCAAGACTGCGACATATTCAGAAACAGCAAAGGCTGTATACGGAACCTTGAACCAGAACCCGGAGATAATGCCAGCGGCGGTCGGTCGGCTCGTAAAACAGGCGGGAGCAGACACCACGATGCAAAACGCCATCAGAGATGGTGCCGAATGGGCATGGATCCCGAACGGAGACACCTGTGCGTTCTGCATCACACTGGCGTCACAGGGGTGGATGCCGGCGTCAAAGGACCAGCTGGACGGAAACCATGCGGAGCATATCCATGCAAACTGTGACTGTACTTTTGCGATACGGTTTGACGGTACCAGCGGTGTTGCCGGATACGATCCGGACAAGTATCTGGATATGTACAACGGAGCGGACCCCGGCGGAAGTTGGCGCGATAAAGTCAATGCGATGCGCCGCGAGATCTACGCGAAGAACGCAGACGAAATCAACGCCAAGAAGCGTGACGCATACGAAAAGCGCAAGGAGCGCGAAAGTTCTGAAGTGGAGGAACTGAATGTATGAAGTTTTTGATACACGCGTGTCCAAAACGTGAATGGTTCGTCGATGGGTACATCATCCCAGAGATGGTCCGTCAAGGAATCGACCGGAATGACATTAATGTCTGGATGGACCGGAACGGAGACGGCAATCTCAGAAGCTGCGTGAAAAGTTTCGCGTCATGCAAGGGCATCGACGGTGGCACATGGCATCTGCAGGACGACGTCGCTCTGGCGGGAGATTTCGCAGAAAAGACTGAGCGGTATGATGACGGCATCGTCTGCGGATTCGGTCGAAAGGAGTGGCAACCGATCGGGCCGTTGAGCGGAGATGTTCCGATGGTGTTTATGTGGAACAGTTTCCCATGCATCCGCATCCCGAACGACATTGCTGCGGAGTTCTCCGAGTGGGTCACCACGGACGCGGCGTATCGGGACGCATACCGTGAAGCCGTGGAACATAACGAAGCAGACGACACGCTGTGGTTCGATTTCATGACAGAAAAACATCTGGACATGCACGTCATCAACCTGGATCCAAACATCGTCGAGCATATTGACGACCTGATCGGCGGGTCAGTGCTTCACAAGCGCGACGGCCTGGTCCGGTCATCTTGGTGGCAAGACGCGGAAGCTGTCGAGAGGGTAGAAGCCCAGATAAAAGAATTGCAAAAGTTGGCACCTTAACGGGTGCTTTTTTATTGGCAACGCGTGCCATAAACGCGGTTACTCAATGGAGGTTTAAGTTATGGCTGAAACAAACACAGGCACACCGGCACCGGATACGCAGCCGGAAAAGACGTTCACTCAGGAAGATGTCAACAAGATCGTTGGCGATAGGATCGCGAGGGAACGGGAAAAATTTGCGGACTACGATGCTATCAAAGAGAAGGCGGCAAAGTTCGACGAGATGGAAGAAGCTAATAAGTCCGAACTGCAAAAGGCTCATGAAAAGGCGAGCGCATTACAGGCAGAACTTGACGGAATGAAAGCAGCTGAACAGATCCGGAGAATTCGCGATGAGGTAGCAAAAGAAACAGGGGTGCCATCAAATCTGCTGACTGCCGACACAAAAGAGGGCTGTGGGGAACAGGCTCAGGCGATCAAGGCTTACGCCGAGAGCAACAGACCCGGCTATCCGTCGGTGAGGGACAGCGGAGAAGCAACAACAAGTACGAAAGGTACAACCAAGGAACAGTTTGAAGACTGGGTGAACAACCTTGGTTAGAGAAGCAAAGGAGTAAAAATCATGGCAACTGGAACAGCAACCAACAGAACAAACATCACTCTTCCGGCTGACGTATCCGCTGAGATTCTTCAGAAGACACAGGAAGCGTCCGCAATCATGTCTTTGGCAAGACAGATCGAACTGCCGGGCAGAGGAACATCCATCAATGTTATCACTGGTGATCCGCAGGCTGAGTGGGTAGGTGAGACCGCAGCAAAGCCGGTTTCAGATCCTGACGTTTCCACAAAGGTAATGAGCGCGTACAAACTGGCAGTCATCGTTCCGTTCTCCAAGGAGTTCAGACGTGACGTCCCGGCTCTGTACGATGCAATTGTCCAGAGACTGCCGAACGCACTGGGCAACAAGTTCGACGCTACCGTATTCACCGGCAGTGCTCCGGGAAGCAATTTCGATGTACTGAGCGGATGTACCGCACAGGCCATTGGGACCAACACCTACGCGGGTCTGGTAGCAGCTGAGGCTGACATCGCGGCTCACGGCGGCGACATGAACGGCATCGCTCTGTCTCCGGTAGGCAAGGGCGTACTGCTGGCAGCGACAGACGACAACAAGCGTCCGCTGTTCATCAACACAGTAGCTGAGGGAGCCATCCCGTATGTGCTGGGTGCTCCGGTCAGAATCAGCAAGGGTGCGTACAAGGCTGGCGCAGCCACCACAGGAACAACCACGGCAGTACCGAATATCGTCGGCGCAGCCGGTGACTGGACGCAGGCTATGTACGGAACAGTCAACGGCGTCGAGATCTCGTTCTCTGAGGACGCAGTCATTCTCGATTCCAGCAACAACCCGATCTACCTCTTCCAGCAGAACATGTTCGCAGTAAGAGCGGAAATCGAGGTCGGATTCCGTGCCGACACTGACTGCTTCAACCTGCTGACAACGGCTGCCGCTTAAGTGGTAAAAATGATAAATGCGCGTCTCGGAATTGACTTTTGGGTCACGGAAGACCGGGTAGACGAATATCTGGCGGCGGGGCACAAGCTCGCCGCTGATGTTTCTCCCGAACCCAAGAAGAAGCCGACCGCGAAAAAAACAACGAAGAAAACCAAAAAGTAATCGTAGGAGGCCAAGCAAATGGCATACGCAACTATAGCAGATATTCAGAATAGAATACCCCGCACGTTATCCAGTGAGGAAGCGTCTCTGTGTGACGCGCTGATCGAAGACGCTGCGGTGCTGATTGATTCGGCCAAGGCGGACGCAGACGCCGACATCAAGCGCGTCGTCACCTGCCGTATGGTGATCAGAGCACTGGGCGACGGGCAGGACGCCGGCATCCCGCTCGGAGCGTCGCAAGGTAGCGTGTCTGCGCTTGGCTATTCCCAAAGCTGGACGTTGGGCAGTGGCGGCGGCGCCGGGGAACTCTATCTCGGGAAGACTGAGAAAAAGCTCTTAGGGGTCGGCAACCGCATCGGCTCATACAGCCCTGTGCAGGAACTGGCGGAGGTGAGCGAGCAATGAGAGGAATCGAAGTTATCCTCTATGAGAAGACGCAGACCGGAGTGAACACATTCAATGAGCCCGTGTTCTCTGAGAGGCCTGTTTCGGTTCACGACGTTCTCGTTTCGCCTTCAAGCGCTCAGGACATCCTCGATGCAACGAACCTTTACGGGCGGAAGGCGGTCTACACGCTTGGGATCCCGAAAGGGGACACCCACGACTGGGAGAACCGCAGAGTCTCGTTCTTCGGAGACGACTGGAAGACGTTTGGGATTCCTTCTAAGGGAATTGACGACCTCGTCCCGACGAAGTGGAACATGAAAGTGATGGTCGAGCGTTATGAGTAAAGACTTTCGTTTTGAACTGAATGGCACCGGAGTCGTGGAGCTTCTCAAAAGTGACGAGATGCAGACCATTCTTGGAGACTTAGCGGCCTCCAAGGCAAGAGAAGCCGGGGACGGATACGACGCAAGCGTACACGTATTCAAGAAACGTGCCGTAGCTCATATCTATCCGACAGACTTCGTAAGCGCCAAAGACAATTACGACAACAATACTCTCGTTAAGGTGGTGAGCGGATGATCGAGACAGCAGTATTAGAATTTATGAAGGAACGGATTAACGCGCCGTGTTATCTTATGAGGCCTGAGAACGTCGGGGATGCATTCGTCATCATCGAAAAGACCGGAAGCAGCCGGGAGAACCACATCGACCATGCGACGATCGCGTTTCAGTCTTACGGGGCGACGCTCTATGACGCGGCCAGACTGAACGAAGACGTCAAGGCAGCTGCGGCGGATCTCACGGATCTGCCCGGTGTGTCCAGTTCCAAATTACAAACAGATTACAACTTTACGAACATCGCCGACAAGCATCCACGCTATCAGGCGATATTTTCAATAACTTATTACGAGGAGGTATAGGCATGGCAAATGTTGCAACCAACGTAACTGCCGGAAAACCTGCGGTAACCGGAGCGGTATACAGAGCGGTGCTGTCGGACGATCTCACAATCCCGACGGATGCGACTACGGCTCTGGACTCTGACTTCAAGGCACTCGGATATGTGTCTGAGGACGGTCTGACCAACAGCAATAGCCCGGACACCGACATCATCAAGGCCTGGGGCGGAGATCCGGTGCTCCCGATCCAGAGCGGTAAGGAAGACACATTCCAGTTCACGCTCATCGAGGTGCTGAACGCAGAGGTCCTCAAGGCCGTATACGGAAGCACGAACGTAACCGGAACCATCAGCACCGGCATCGTCGTAAACGCTAACTCAAAAGAAGCTGAAGAAGCGTGCTGGGTCATTGAGATGGTTCTGCGCGGGGGCGTCCTCAAGAGAGTGGTAATCCCAGATGGCAAGATCACCGAGATTGGGGACATTGAGTACACCGATGATGATGCGGTCGGCTACGAGATCACCATCAGCGCATCTCCGGACAGCTCCGGCCAGACGCACTACGAGTACATCAAGGCAGCTGCTTAAGAGAAAGGCGAGAAGCATGAAACAGATTGCGACCAAATGCGGGTTTACCCTCGAGATCGACGAGAATGCGCTGGACAACATGGAGGTCATCGACGCACTGGCGGAAGCCCAGGACGACAACCCTCTGATGTTCAGCAAAGCGATTCTCCTTCTTATAGGGAAGAAACAGCGCAGTGACCTGTATGGCGCTATCAAGGAGTCCAAGGGAGGCAGCAACGTCACCGTAGAAGACATCACAGGAGTGTTCGAAGACATTATCGAACAGCTCGGAGACAGCGCAAAAAACTGATTGCCCTCGCCAGCGTGATAGCCAGATACGAGGACGCTATGATCTGCGATCTCGCTGAAACGTATCATATCTACGACTACAGACGGGTGCCGGGAAGACTTCTCGGTACCCTTGTCGCTGGCCTGGGGGCAAATTCAAGGGTTTACCAAAAAATGAGCGGGCAGGTCGTCCCGACCGATACGCTCTTGCTCGCTATAGTGATAGATGAATTGAGAACTATCATCTATGGGGCAAACGGAAAGAAGTCTCCGGAGAAGATCGCCACAAAACTCATGGAGGGCGCAAAGCCGGAGCGAAAAGAGAGATTGTTTAACACAGGCGCGGACTTCGACAAGGCCCGTGCCGCACTGATAAAGGAGATAACAGATGGCGACTGATTTAGGGAAAGCATATGTCCAAATCGTCCCGTCAGCTGATGGGATATCAGGATCCATCTCAAAGGTTCTGAAACCGGAGGCGTCAAAGGCCGGTTCTTCAGCTGGCACGACTGTCTCAAAATCAATGGGCGAGAAGGTCAGCGCTCTCGGCGGCAAGTTCGTAAAAGCCGGAGCCATCGCAACGGCGGTATCCGTCCCGATCGTTAAGGGGATGGAGGAAATGCTGTCCGCTTACGAAGTCCAAGAATCGGCGGAACAAAAACTGACCGAGATCTACAAGACCCGTATGGGCGCATCAGAGGGCGCCGCTCAAAAGACGATGGAACTGGCAAGCGCACTCCAACAGCAGGGCATTATCGGAGACGAGGTCGCTCTGTCAGGCGCGCAACAGCTTGCTACGTTCGCCAATTACCCTGACACGATCAACACGCTGCTCCCTGCGATGGAAAACCTGCTCGCCCAGCAGAAAGGCGTCAATGCGACAACGGATGACGCTGTCAACATCGGCAATCTGATGGGCAAGGTCATGCAGGGGCAGACCGGAGCTCTTAAGAGGGTCGGCATTTCATTTACATCGGCTCAGGAAGACGTGCTCAAGTACGGTACGGAACAGGAACGGGCCGCCATGTTAGCCGAAGTCATTACCAGCAACGTCGGCAACATGAACGAGACTCTCGCCAACACGCCGTCAGGACGGATCCAGCAGTTAAAGAACAGCCTCGGCGACATGAAGGAAGAGATCGGCGCTGCGCTGGCTCCGGTCGTCGCTAAACTGGCCCAGTACGTATCAGCCAATATCATCCCGCTCGTCGAGAAACTGATAGGGTTCATCCAAAGCCATCCGATCATCGGGAAGATCGCGGTCGGTATCGCAGGGCTGCTTGCGGTAGGCGGGCCGCTGCTTATCATGCTTGGGTCGATCATGACGATAGCGCCGTTGCTGGCGTCAGGGTTTTCAGCACTGCTTGGCCCAGTCGGACTCGTTATAGCAGCTTTGGCGGCAGCGGTGGCGATCGGGGTCGCTCTGTATAAGAACTGGGACAAAATCAAAGCGGCGGCATCCAAGGCGTGGGAGAAAATCAAGAACGCTATAGTCACCCCTGTCAAGAATGCCTTCGCGGCGGTCAAAGACTGGTTTAAACGGATGCAGATGGCTATCGGCATGAGAGTCAACCTGATAAAGGACAAGGTCAAGAACGTGTTTGCGTCTATCAAAGAGGCTATCGTAGCCCCCATAAGAGGAGCGAGAGACGCTGTTAAGAAGATCATCGACAAGATCAAGTCGTTCTTTGACTTCGACTTCAAACTGCCTGAGATCAAGCTCCCACACGTATATGTGGATCCGAAAGGCTGGAGCATCGGAGACATCTTCGACGGCGTTATTCCGTCGCTGGGCATCGACTGGTATGCAAAGGGCGGTATCGTCAGCAGACCGACCGTGCTCGGTGCCGGTGACGTAAGAGGCGGCGAAGGTATTGTCCCGCTGACTCCGTTCTGGAATCAGATGCAGGCGATGGCGGACGATATCATTAGCGGAGTCGCTACAGTAGCAGCTGCATCCGCCGGAGGATATGGGGATATTTCCTTAGACGTATACCTGTACCCGAATGGACCGAAGATGATGGAAGAGACAGTAAAGGCCTACGACAAGGGCAAGAAGATCCTCGGATAGGAGGCTTATATGGCATTAACGAGTCAAAATTATATAGCGATCGACGGGGCAGAGATCCTCAGGCCTCCCGGCTTCACTCCTCAGATCGAGGATATCTACGCTGGAGAGTACACGACCTGCACGGGCAAGGTGGTCGGCGACAGGATCGGGTGGAGATACTCCGAGGCGACTCTGTCTTGGGACGCACTCCCGCAGAGCATGGTGGATGTTCTTATAGGAATGGCAGGGGAATGCACTCTGACGTTTATCGGTAACGACGGAGCCGAGACGAGCGAGAGCGTTATCAGAGACTCCCTTGTACAGCTGCAGAACAGGAACACGATCAGGGGAGAGACATGGTGGCGGGATGTATCCGTCAAGATCCGCTTCATCAACGCGCATAATTAGGAGGGCGGCCCATGCCAAGAATTGATATAGAAAACGCCAAGCAGATCCGGGCCCCGATGGACGTCCTGATTCAGGTCACACCGGAAAGCGGCGATCCGATCATCATCAATAACGAGAACCTGATCGACGCAGTCGTGTCGCTCAGGGCAGACCTGTCTATCATCGACCCGACCCTTCCTGAGTCGGAGATCGAGATCCACGCATACTATGATACGGATATATCCGACACACTGTCGAAGATTCCGAACGAAACACCACTGACCTATCAGGCAGGGTATCCGGGCGATATGTCTCCGGTGCGGATGTTCTATATTGACGATCAGATCACATGGGAAAACAACGTCATAACGATCCACGCTGTCGATGCGGTGCATAAGCTGGATAAGGAATTCTATGCAATGGGACTTGGAAGTGTGCGGAGTTCAGCCCCGTCTGGCTTCGACCAGTACGCACCAGGCATAACATCTGCAGTAGGCTTCACGTTGGGTGTTCTCGATTACTCAGAAGTCGATTACTCATTCCCTTATAACAGTGATTTTGTTGGTGTGTATGGCGTACACGGAAGGGCCTGTCTTGTGGATGGGATGGCAGTCAGGGATTTTCTTGCCCTGATTATGTGGCTTTTACACATCGACCTGCCCACCGGATATTTACCGAACGAAACTGCCTTTTGGCCGACTTATGTAGATGCTGGGATACCATCTTTTACCGTGTCGAAACCCGCGCCAAAGTGGGCTGTTGCCGAAGAAGATTGCGTTGTCACTAAGAAAAAAGAGCGCAAAATCACCGGAATCGCTTTGACAACGGGTGTGTTGTCTGTGGCGGGGCGAACCGACGGATTTGTCTTTAGCGTTGGTTCTGGCGACTGGGTCAAAGGCGAGGGCATTTTCTTGAACCCGGACGATTACGTCTTGGAGTATACGCCGAGGTATGTGACCGACGAAACGGGCACAGCTGTAACGAGCGTAGACAAAAATGATCCATCAAGTTACCTCGCAAACCTTGTCAAAATGCCTGTCACGAAGACCTCCGTTTATTCCTACTACGGAGGGCTAAAGGTTTTTATGCCGGATTTGCCACAAGGCTGGATGAGGGGCAACTCTGCGGATTATTACACGCAGGTGCTTCCGTGGACTACAACAGGGAGTACCATCACACAAAAAGCTGTCTGGGACAGTTATGTGCACGACGACAGAACGTCTGACACAATCGTGATGGATGGTGAGAAGGCGCTCAAAACCAAGACAGCGAAATCTTACGGAGATCAAATCGGCTACAACGTGGAGTTTGATCTGTCGGATATGATTTCCGGCATCATGTCGACAAAGGGGAAGATTGATCGCCAAAACACACCTGAGCTCAACCTGTTCCCCGACGGAGCTATGCAGTCGATTCTCGACCGCTCAAACGTCACAGGATCCTTCGTGTGGAAGGGCGATCCCCGAATGCAGCCGAGAGACGTATTCAACTTTATTGGCCTTTCGTATGATCTTGCCAACGAGGACGACGACCTGATCACCGACGAAAACGGAAACATGCTCGGCGGCGGAAGCGTTACGGAGTGCACGATCGAGAGTATCACGCTCACACACGAAGGCGGAGGCACGACCGCTGAGATCACATACAGAGAGGGAATCTGCTAAGGAGGAACTATGGCAACAATAAAAGAGAAAGACCTGACGCAAGTCGCAAGTCTTGCGGACGCAGACTTTATCCGCGCCGTATCGAGCGCAGGAGAGAGCGAGATCGTTAAGTATCAGACGATCAGACAGAGGATCGTCAGTGAGGTACAGGAAGACCTGCCGGCTTACGCGCCGGTGGGATATTGCTACTGCAATTCGATAACAGCAACCACAGTTACGACCCAAAACGCAGACGTCAAGCTCCCGATCACGGGGATTAATCTTGCCAACGGATTCACCTATGATTCCAGCAACAAGGGTGTGAAGGTGACGAACTCCGGCGTGTATGCCATATCCGTGCAGTCATCGTGCACGACCGCGACCAGCGGGGATATGATGGGTATCGGTCTGCAGAAGAACGGCACGTCCATCGAGTCCTACGAGTACCACAGAATCAACGGAACATATGAGCGTGTCCAACTGCTCCCGACTATCCTTGAGCTGAGTGCAGGCGATGTGATCACTGTAGTCGGGCGCAACAATTCGGGGGCCAGAGGTTCATTCAACACGTTACGATTCGCTGCGTGGAGACTTGCATAAGGAGGCACACATGACACAGAAAATCGACGTATCCATCACCCCGCAGTCGTATCTCCCTGAGATCAGGGCAAGCGAGAACGACAACACGCTGCGGGTCATCACCGTGACCGTACTGGACGATGAAGGGACGCCCTATGAGCCGGAGGAGAGTGTAACTGCGACTTTCGCCGGAACGAAGCCGAGCGGACTCGGGTTTACGCTTCCCTGTACCATCGAGGAGGACGGCAAGGTCAGCTTCACGTTGACCAGCACAGCGACCAACGAGGTCGGCAGATTCCCCGCAGAGATCCGCTTCATGAACGGCGAGGCACGCATCGGAACGTGTAATCTGATGATGAGAGTGGAGCCGAACCCGCATCCGGACGATGTGACAGACGGCGACAGGGAACCGCTGATCGATGAGATCACGGCGCTGCTGGAGGAGATAACCGAACAGGCAGATAAGGTAAACGCCGCCATGGACGCGTGGCAGAACATGGCCGTAGAAGCGACCACGCTTCCAGCGGGATCTGATGCTACAGCGTCTTACTCGGAGGGGACGCTGACCCTCGGCATCCCGGCGGGGGTGCAAGGCGAAACCGGCCCTCAAGGCCCTCAAGGCGAAGTCGGCCCACAAGGCCCTATCGGACAGACAGGCCCGCAAGGCCCCAAAGGCGACACCGGAGTGACCCCGGACTTTTCCATCGGCACGGTCGAAACCCTCGCACCGACCGAACCGGCAACGGCTACTATCACGGGGACAGACGAAGACCCGGTGCTCAATCTCGGTATACCGCAAGGCCTGAAGGGAGATAAAGGGGATACGGGGGATGTCAGTGCAGACGGATATTACCCCGACCTGTTCGCAGGGAACCTGACCACGGACAAAGGTACCCTCGACACCACCCCATACCTCACACGCTCCATGCCTGATGTGGGTAGTTCGTATAACAGAGAAGACCTGAAGGTTGTCGGCGGTACTGTGGGGTGGAATCAACTTGTGGAAAATGGCGATTTTGCAGACACAAGCGGATGGTCGAATACAGGCGGCGGTGGTTTATCTTTTTCAGCGAGCAACAACACAGGAAAGCTGACCATAACCGATAACACAAACGCCAACAGACCGAACATCTATAGGTCAATTCACCCAACGGTAGGGCATAAGTACATTTTCATTTGTGAGCAGAAAATCACCACGCAGAAAAGTCTTGCGTCAGTTTATTTTGCTCTTTTATTTGGTATGCTGATTTCGCTGACCAACAACATAATAACGAATGAGTGGGTTAGGTATGAAAAAGTGGTGTCCGTATCAAGTGTAACATACGACAAATTCTACCTGTACCTTTCTCCATTGCAAATCGCTTTTAACAACGGCGACACAATAGAATATAGGAACGTTCAACTTGTTGACCTCACCCAGATGTTCGGCTCCGCAATCGCAGACTACATCTACTCCCTTGAACAAGCAACCGCAGGAGCAGGGGTAGCATGGTTCAGACGGTACTTCCCCGAAGACTACTATCCGTATTCAGCCAACACTCTTGAGTCCGTACAAACATCGGCACACAAGACGTATGATGGCGATGGGAATGTGATAGGAAATTATGCTCTTGATTCTTCGCTGACCTTAAGGGGTATTCCGAAACTGGATGCAAGCAATAATTTGTACTATGACGGTGATACTTATGCGAGTGATGGAAGTGTGACACGAAACACCATTCTGCGAGCATATCAGAGCGGTGACGAATCGATTGCTAATGCAATCACGGACGGAACAAACACGGTTGTCTATTCAGCCAATGCGTCCACCGAAACCGCCCAACCGTACACCAACCCACAAACCGTAGACCCAAGCGGTAGGGAAGAGTTTGCATCGAGTGGCGTTGTGCCAGTGGGACAGGAGACCATGCTGTTAACTGACCTCAAGGTAAAGCTCGAAGGTCTGCCGTCCATACCCGAAGCGCCGTCATCGAATGGCACGTACACACTCAAGGCGGTCAGGACAGCGTCAGGTGTGAGCTACAGCTGGGTAAGTGAATAATGACCAAGCGAGAATCTATAGCCCTCGTCATCCTGATAACACTCATCCTGTCCATCCTCCTCGTATCTCAGGCGGATGCAGACGTGAGCAGGGGCTTCGATGCGAGGGCGACGGGTATCATCAGGACGGGTGGAACTGTCAGGACGCAAGCGTTCAGCCAGTGGGAGATACATAAGTGGACGGAGGAACAGCTGCCAAAGAAATACCCGTTCAAGTATGCCCCGTGGCAGACCTATGCGAACATGGAGAGATACGTTATTGTCTCGTCTGACAGAGCCCACAACACGTTGATCGTCAAGCCTGAGCTTTACCGCCTGATTCGTCCTGAGGCAGAAGCAAACCGCACTAAAGCAAAGCGGATTCTCCGTGCTTATAAGGTGCACGGCAAAGGGAAGACGGCGGTCAAGAAAATCCGGAAGTACGTGCGAAAGGGCAAATACAAGGCAGGCGTAAAATCTGCTTCCGGCTTTTTCGATTCGCACTCCGGTGACTGTGCCGCTCACGCATCTGCGGTGTATGTCTTATGCAAGGTGCAAGGCGTTCCGGTCCGGTACTGCATCGGGAGCATGGATGGGGAACTTCATGCGTGGAATCGGGTGAAGGCCGGGCGTAAGTGGTACTGGGTCGATGAGACGCTGGATATGCCTATGAGCAGGCGCTTGTGGGATGGATATAAGAAACCAATGGAAATGTGGTAGGAGGGGATATGAATTTTGGCACAAAGTTAAGAACAATACTTGTCATAGCAACGTGTCTGAATACGGCACTTATGGCAACAGATATCACTGGATTTGCATCACCTGTTTTAGACCTGATCTATAAATGGGCAAGCATCACCCTGAATTTCATCATCGTGGCGATCGCCACATACTTCAACAACGACTTCACTGAGATTGCCTGTGAACATACAGGAGCAATGAGGGCTGAGAAGGAATACGAGAAATTCGGCACAGACGGCGAAGACTTCTATGAGGACGGTGATGAATCATGAGCTATATCACTTATAAGCAGGCTGACTCCAGGTGGGGACGGAAGAACTACAACGGCTCATCCTCTATGGCAACAGCCGGATGCGGGCCGACATCGGTTGCGATGCTCGCCTATGCGGTAGACGGCAAAACGAATCCGTGGGATGTAGCAAAATTCATGCAGTCGCACGGATACGCTATCAGGAACAACGGGACTGCATGGGCCGGGATTCCGGCGGCAATGAAGCACTTCGGATTAGAGAATGTTAAGAATGTGGCGGACATGGATGACGTGTTCGCCTTTTTGAATAAGGGATACTGCGCCGTGTTCCTGTTCCGTGCTGGAAGCCGTGGCGGTGTCTGCTGGACGACAGCCGGACATTATGTGGCTGTGACGGATTACAAAGTCAAGGACGGCAAGCACTATCTCTATACGAGAGATTCCGGCGGACGCAATCACACCGGATGGTACGCATACGAGACGGCCATGAGAGGACTGATACCTCAGGTGTGGATCGGGAAGGTTCCGGCATCCAGCAAGAAGAAGGAACCTGACAAGCCGACAACGCTTCCGGTATTGCCTGATAGAGGATACTTCCGCAAGGGCGACACAGGAGCAAAGGCGGTACAGGATATTCTGATCTATCTCGGATTTTCGTGCGGAGCATCGGGAGCTGACGGCATCTACGGGAGCATCACGGAGAGAGCCGTTAAGAAATTCCAAAAGAAGTACGGATTGAAGCCGGACGGGTACTGGGGAAGATACTGCAACGAGAAGGCAAAGTCGCTCCTCGGCATCGCACCGAAGAAGACCACACCTAAAAAGACTAATGCGGAAAAAATCGTAGAGACCGCAAAAGAGGTCGCATGGGCTTATGGAACCAAGTCGTCCAAGTACAGATATCCGAGCGGAGCACCAGTATCAGCCTATAAGAAGGCACTGGATAAAGCCTATCCTGACAGGAGCCATTGGGGAACGCAGACCCGTAAGGGAGCATCCTGTGATGTATGCGCCGGAACTATCATCAGAGCATCCGGCGTGGACAAGAAATTCCCGAGAGGACTGGACGATGATTATAAGTATCTGCCGAAGTCAGATAAGTTCAAGAAGGTATCTGTAGACGAGAAATCCGACTTAAAAGCAGGTGACATCATCATCTATCGGAAGAAGTCAGGTGGCGGTCATATCTGCATTTACATCGGATCAGGACGGATCGTGGAAGCCGGATATGTCACTAAGCGTTATCCGTGCACCATGAAGTTGGCGGAGTCGAGACTGAAGCCATCGTACCGTAAGAAGAACTACAACATTTTCGGCGTATATCGTGCCAAGTAGGAGGGGGAAAATGCAGAAAGCAATCGACATATCAGCATGGCAGGGCAACGTCTCTGAATCAGGATTCAAGAAGGTCAAGAAGGCGATTCCATGCGTCATCCTGAGGTGCTCCTATACGACGTGGAACGGTTTTAATCTCAAGGTCGATAAAGTATTTGACCACAATATAAAAGCCGCTCACAGCGCAAATCTTAGGCTCGGAGCATACCATTACTCACAGGCAATATCAGAGACCGAAGCCATTAAAGAAGCAAAGTTCGTCATCAAAACTCTTAAGCCATATAAGTCATGGATCAATCTTCCTGTCGCCTTCGATTGGGAGTTCGGAGGTCGGCTCAATTCACACGTAGCGAAGAAGATGGGCAAGCAGAGGTGCCGTCAGATATGCGATGCTTTCTGCCGGACGATAAGAAACGCAGGATATGACGTGATGGTATACGCCAATCTCTCCACTCTTACCGCATATATTGCATCAGATATCTACAAATCATGGAAGATCTGGGTCGCCCAATATGCTCCCAGATGCCAATATAAGCATGCAATTTATATGTGGCAGTATTCGTCCGGCGGTAGTGTCTCAGGACTGTCTGGAAGAATCGACATGAACAATCTCTACGAAGAGGCAAAGAAAGAAGAAGAGAAGAAACTGTACTGCGGAATCCTGCCTGTATTGCCACACAGGGGATGGTTCAGTTCAGGCGACTCCGGCAAACAGGTCAAACTCTTACAGATATTCCTTAACTGGTACTTTAATTATGATCGATTGGAGGTGGATGGCGAGATAGGACGTAAGACCATCGATGCCGTCAGAGAGTATCAGGCCATTGAGAAACTGAAGGTAGACGGAGGCTTCGGGAAAGAATGCCTGAAGAGGGCCAAGGAGGTGAGAAGATGAGCGAAACAGCAGTAACGCTTCTGGTCGCCATATTCAGCTCCAATGGATTATTCTCGCTGATCGTCCTGGCAATAAACCGGCATTACTCCAAGAAGGAACAGAATGAAGAGCGATGGAAGCGGCTCGAGCAGACTTTAGCGTCCGTTACTTATAACCAGCTGTCCGATAAGATTGAGAAGCTGCTGGATCAGGGATACGCCACTCCGGATCAGCGCCGGGAGCTGAAGATCAGCTTCGATGCCTACAAAGCGAATGACTGGAATGGTGACATGGACGAGCGGATGGAGAAGGTTTATTCACTTCCGACGAAGGACCTGAAGGCCAGCCGTGATATCGCAGTGAAACTGCCTTGAACCCCCGTGCACATAAACCATAACTTCGATATAACAAGCAAATAAACCCTTCTATTGGCAATTTTACGTGCACCGCACGGGAGTCAGCCCCAGAGCAATCTGGGGCATTTTTTATTGCTTTTTATTATTCTCGATCTCGTTCATGTATCCGGCAGTGATGATACCGGCCGGAAGCGCAACGATGGCGATCCCCATAAAAGCTGACAGCATCGTAATGAATCTACCAACGTCCGTGGTGGCGAAGATGTCCCCGTATCCGACAGTCGTGAGCGACACGGTTGCCCAGTAAATGGCATCATAAAACCGCTCGAATGTCCCAGGCTCAATCTGAAACATTACGAGGGCCGATACGAAGACGTACCCGACAGCGAGACACCCGACAGCCATAAGGGACTGCTTCTGTGTGCGGAACACGTTTATGAGGATCTGGATGTTCTTGGAGTACCTGATGATTCGGAACACCCTGAGAGCGCGAATGAGCCGGAGGATCCTGAACGCCTTAAACGCCGGGTTGATAAGAACGATAGACGGCAGTATCGATAGCAAATCTATGATCGCCATAGGCGTTGCTGGGTACAGGAGCATCGCACGGGCCGCAGATTTGCCATCAGAGAGGCCTGAAACGAACCATCTGAGCAAATAGTCGATTGCGAATATAATAACGGTTATACGGTCAACCGCTCGGAGCACATCGTTCTGATGCCGGAACACGAGCGGCAAAAGGCTCGCCAAAATGATGACGATCATTGCAGAATCGTACATCTTATGGTTGAGCACGTTATGGATTCTCTGTCTCATGCTGCTAAATTCCTATTGCCTTATAAAATATATTAGGTTATAATAAATTCAGTCGGGAGGACAACAATTATGAAAAAAGTGATGTCTATCACGATTGAGGAGAGCTTATATGAGCTCCTCAAGCAGATCGCCGAGAAAGAAAACCGTACAGTCTCAAATCTTGTAGAAACAGCGATTATCCAGTACATCGGCGAATAACACGTAACTGTGCCATGCTATCCAACTATTCCCTTATAATAACTATTCCCAAAATTAAGATTCTAGTGAATAGTTCCGAAAACGGAATAATTGAATAGGGTAGTATGGCACCATCAGAAAGGTGGTGCTTTTTTAATGAAACAAGTTGCAGTCATCGAAGAAAACTCGCTCATTGATTATGCGAATTCTTACAACGAGCTCATGAACGAGCTGTCCAGAACCGAGGTCGAAAAGGTGGAGAACGTCTCTCCAACGTCGGCGCTCGTCTACTACGACACACCGGATGAAGTCGAGAAAGCTATGGAAGCGGCGTTTGATCCGGACTATCGAGTCGAAATCCCAAGTGAAAGAGAAACGGAATACGAGACCATCGTGATCGAGGTCAGAGTTCCGAAAGAGAACGGGCGCGTGTGTGCAGAATGCGAAAATTACATCTGGGGTAAAAGTTGTCCCTACCATGAAGGGCACGTAAGACACATGGACAGCGCTTGTCCGATGTTCAATCTAAACATTTCGAGGTTTTAAGAGAGGAGGCTGTTATGTTCACAAAAAAAGATATAGCGGAAAAAGCCGGCTTTTGTGCAGCATGCATCATCATCATGCTGATCGGGGCCCTCATCTTTAACACGGAAGTTCCGGCGTTCCCGCAGTAATGAGTTACTTTAAGGAATTGCTGGCGGATGAGAAGGCTGCGGTCAGACAGTTCGAGCATGAACAGGAACAGATCCGGCTCGCTCTTACCGGAAGCAGATGTCCGAGCCGGGCAGAGGTGATCTATCACTTAAACGATATTCGCAGAAAGGAGGGGAACTATGGCATATGGAATGAACGTGGCGCAGTGCGATCTGAGGACAGAGAAATGTCTGGGAAAGAATGACTGCTGCTATGAGTGCCAGTACGGACGGATCTGCGCATCCAGATGCAGAGACGATACGTGCAGACACGTTCAGATCATGGACAGACTGTATCCAGACAAAAAGAAAAGACTCCAGCGCACGGTAGCAAATGCCAGAGCCTAATTCCTATCAAGTTGTATTTACATTATACAGCAACAGTGATAGGCGAGTAAATACGTAAAACGAGCAATAGGAGCAAAACATGAATATCAGAGCAGAGAATATAACATTCGACGATCTGGACGAGATCTTGTTCGGGCCGGATGAGGACTCCGTTCAGGACGAGATCCAGGAAGATGTATTCGATGAATTGATGGAGGCAGCAAATGTATGACGATGATTATCTGAGGACTCTTACGATCCTCAAGGAAATGGTCTATGTCCCGGATTACGTCGATGTAGACGAAGACACCTACGCCTTCGGCACGCTGGAGGCCATGAACGTGGTTCTCGATGGTGCGATCGAGGCAGTTAAGAAAGACATGGAAAAGTCAAGAAAGAACAGCGAGGCGTTTTACAGAGCTCAGTACGAGCTGAACGAAAAGAGACGGAAGGAGAATGACGACGATGATGAATGAGATTTCAGATGCCGCAATAAACAGCTACTACGCGAACATCTTCGAGAGGGCACACGGCTATGATCCGTATGAGGGCCCCTATGAGGACGAAGACAGAGAGGAGGAAGAGGATGGCTGACCACATCCACTGGAAGAAGACAACCAACCCCGATTATCTTGGAGCGTATGCCTTCGATGAGGGCAAGGACATGATCGTTAAGGTCAAGGATGTCCGGATCGAGACGGTCCAGAACCAGCAGGGGAGGGAAGACAAGCCGGTATTGCATTTTGAGGGAGATGTGAAGCCCCTGATACTGAACACGACCAACATGAAGGCAATCGAGAAGGTCGCTGGGTCCCCTTATATGGACGAATGGGTCGGGAAGAAGCTCCAGCTGTATGTCACGATGGTGAGTGCTTTTGGGACAACGACAGAGGCAGTCAGAGTCAGAGAGTTCGCACCGCAATAGGAGGCGCCAATGGAATTAACAAAAGACACGTATTTCGGTAGAACAGCGAATAAGGAGTACATGTCCGTCTCCCAGTTCAAGCAGTTTAAGGCTTGCCCCGCAGCTGCTATGGCGCAGATCCGGGGCGAGTGGGACAGGCCGATGACAACGGCACTCCTGGAAGGTTCATATCTGGACGCACATTTCTCCGGGACGCTGGCAGAGTTCTTGGACGAACATCCTGAGGTGCTAAATAAGAGATCCGGCGAGCTCAAATCCGAATACAAAAGAGCGAGGGCAGCCATCGAAGCAGCTGAAGCAGATCCTGGCTTTATGGCTTATATAGAGGGCGAACCGCAGCGGATCCTGACCGGCGAGCTGTACGGAGTCCCCTGGAAGGCAAAACCTGACTTCACATTCCGGGACAAGCTGGTCGATCTCAAGTATATGAAGGATATGCACTCGATATGGAGCGAAGGAGAGAAGAAGACATTTATCGAAGCATGGGGCTACCACATACAGGGGTATGTCTATCAGCAACTGGAGCTGCAGAGAACCGGCGAGTTGAAGCCGTTCTATCTTGCGGTCATCACGAAGGAAGACCCTTCCGACAGGGCCATTATCGAACTACCTCAGTGGCTCCTCAATTCAGCCGGGAGCATCGTCAAACATTACGCTCCGATATTCGGTGCTATTAAGAGAGGCGATGCGGAGCCGGAACGGTGCGGAGCATGTTCTTATTGCCGGAGCACGAAGGTGACAAAGGAAATCACTAAGTACGAGGATCTTCTCGAGTTGCTCTAAGCGTTTGGACTCCAAAGGGGCATCGTGAGAGCATATCACTTATTGAAGCGTGTTCCTGGCTGATAGCTGGGAGCACGCAATTACGGAAAGGATGACAATATGTTGGGAATCAATCTTAGCGGAACAGCAGCGGCAACAGGACGGAGCATCGAGCCGGGCGGATATATTATCCGTATCACAAAGGCTTATAACAATACGAGCAAGCTCCGTATGGAGTTCGAATTCGATATTGACGAGGGACCGCTTGCAGGATTCTATACGGACTTCGCTGATCGTAACGGATGGTCGAGAGCGACGTTCTATAAGTATTACACAGATAAAGCGCAGCCGTTTTTTAAGACGTTCATCAACACCGTGGAAGACAGCAACAGGGGCGCTCCGGGACTTGTTGTCGAGATCACCGGCCCTGATGGGGAGTCTCAGGAAGACATCGACGAGACTAAATTCGTCGGGCTCCGGCTTGGGCTGGTATTCGGCATGGAGGAATACTTCAGCAAGAAAAAAGGCAGAGTATATCAGAGGGAGGACTTCTACAATGCGGATTTTGTAACAGTAGACACGATCCGCAGCGGTGATTTCGTTGTGCCGGAACTGAAGAAGCTCGATAATGCTCCTACTGATCAGCCGTCAGATGTAGTCGACACAACAGCCGGATTCGAACAGTCTGAGGCTGAAATGCCCTTCTAAGAGCCATGTTTATCATCGAAGACACACGGCAAAAGGAAGGCAAACATGACATGAAACACCGTTATTGGGTCCAGACTGGAGTGGGGCGGGCGAGATCCGCCCTGTGGTTTGGCGACTACTGGGCAGCTCCTAAGGTTGCTGTAGATACCAAACAGGATATCAAGGAGATCGCCGTCAACCTATGTGGAAACCGGAAGGAGAAGAATCGGTTCCGGGAAGAATGCGACAAGGCGAAGACCGCAGGGTGCAAGTTGGTGTTCCTGATAGAGGATAAGAACTACGAGACCATAGACGACCTCTATGGCTCCCGCATCTGGATCCATGACGGAAGGACGATATCCGGAGACAGCATCGCTACGGAGATGCATTCCCTTATGGAGCGGTTCGGAGTTGACTTTATGTTCTGTGAGCCGGAGGAGGCCGGAAGGGTGATTAAGGAAATATTGGAGGGTTGGTGATGTCAAAGAGCGCAGGCGGCTGGATTAAGTGGTACAGGAGGGCAGAGCAGAATGATGTTCTAAAGGATGACCATTTTGATAAGTATCATGCTTTCCTGTACCTGGTTGAAAAAGCCAATATCACGCCGGTAGATATCCCAATCGGGAATCAAACGCTCCACATGGAACGAGGGCAACTGTTCACCAGCGTGCGAAAACTGGCAAAGATTTGGAACTGGAGCCTTGGAAAAACACACAGATTCCTTGGAACACTTTGTGGAACACATATGATACATACCAACAGTATCATGAACGGAACGCTTATAACCATTGAAAAATACAGCGATTTTCAGGGTTCACGGAACACCAACGGTAACACCTACGGTAACAGGAGCGGTAACACCGACGGGTTACAGGATAAGAATATAAAGAAGAATAATAAGAAAAAGCGCCCGAAAAACGCATTAAGCGTTTCGGGCTTTCCAGAAGAACCAGAGACGGAGGCTGATGTATGGCCAGGGAGGAAGACAAAATAATACTCGGCTCTTGGCTCATCGGCGAACATCTGGAAGACGTGGAAACAATGCCGGTTGCAGCCTTTGGTGATCTGGCCCCCGTAGCGAAGCAGATCCGGCTCGGAGAAACAAGCTATGTGAAGATTGCCAAGGCAGCAGGCATCCACATCAGTGAGATTAGCGATATTCTGTCACATGCACAGTACGAGAATGTGTATGAGTCAATCATGGCGGAGCACCACAAGCGGGAACTCCAGTCATGGCTGCAGGAACACCCGAACGCTGAACCCGAGGAAATTCTGGAGACTATTCAGAAGCATACCAGAACCTATACAAGGAGCCTCCCGAACGGGGTGACGATGTCAGATGCTATCCTCCGTTATTACGAAGAGTTGGATCGCAGAAAGAACCGGGACATGGTCTACACAGGAATCAGGGAACTGGACGACTCGATGAACGGGATCATGCCGGGAACACTGACTGCCGTAGGGGCAAGACCGTCAACAGGCAAGAGCGCGTTCATGCTGCAGATAGCGGTCAATGTAGCGGCAGCCGGAGCAAAGGTCATGTTCTTCCCACTGGAGATGTCCGTAGAAGATACGACCGAAAGAATCATCATGAGGTACACCAGCGGGTTGAGACAGCGGGAGATCAAGACGGGCCAGCTTGAGCCGGATCAATGGGATCGGATCTACGATACTGCGAGGGATCTGGAAGACATCCAGGACAACCTGATGGTCTTTGAGAATGTCAGAGACATAGAGACCATAGAGGCCCTGACTCGAAAGCATGCGCCGAATGTTGTGTTCATAGATCAGCTTCAACAGCTTGAAGCAGCGGAACGGTTCCAAAGCGTTCGCGAGAGGTTTGGACACATGACTAAGAACCTGAAGAGGATTTCGATGGAATCACAGACCTCAGTTTGGTTGGCATGTCAGCTGAACAGGAACGCAAGGGGGACAGACGCAACCATGGCGGATCTTAAGGAAGCTGGCAATATCGAAGAGGACTCCGATAACGTGATCCTACTGAGCCGAGACGAAGACGCTGAAGAGGATCGGGTAGATCTAAATGGAGCCAGGGTAATCAAGGTTGATCTGGCGAAGCAACGGTCCGGAATGACAGGCGATTTTCTGATGAAGTTCGTTCCATATAGATTCACTTTCCAGACATTGCCGGAGATGCCACCGCCAGGGTTTTCTCAAGTACAGGAGGAGATCCCGTGGTAAAGGAGACAAGTTATGAGAAAAAGACGAAAATTGAAACTGATCTGTGAGGACTGTGGTGGAGTGTTTATTGGTGAATCACCTCGTAACCGCAGATGCCCAGAATGTAAGATGGCTCTGTCAAGGCGGCGAGGAATCGAATACTACTATAAGAAAAAGATCGAAGAAGAGAAGAATGCTACGCCAAGCAAACCTGTACCGGAGCCAAAACCAGAACCAAAGAAGCACGACGCAACGCTTTGTTGGGGCTGTCGGAATGCGGTACCTGATTATGCACACGGCTGCAGCTGGTCGAGAAGCTTAACTCCGGTAGACGGATGGGAAGCCAGACCGAGCATAAAGAATTCAGATGCGTGGTTTGTAAAAGCATGTCCAAAATTCATACCGGACATCGTTACCGAAACGATGGAATCAGAACCAAAGACGCAGGGCGAGGAACCGAAATGGGATGGGACAATAACCTTTGAGGATGAACATGATGCCATGACATTCATGGCGAACGCATACAGACTGTAGGAGGAAGAAATGAGAGCATTGTTAAAAGGCCCGGCAGACAAGGGCTTCCGGGAGATCGTCGTGCCCAACCAGTTACATCCGCTTCAGGAGCTCGTCGGTGGTTACATCGAGACTGTGTACATATCGACCGACGCCTGCGTTATCTGCAACGATGAAGGCCGGATTCTGGGGATGCCGCACAACTGCGTATTTGAGGGCGTGGATTTCGTCGGCCCGATCCTGATCGTAGGAGTTAACGGGGATGAATTCTGCGACTGCCCGTTATCTATAACAACAGCGAACGGAGGGATAGCATGAAGAGCGAGTGGAGAGTAACAGTTAACCTGATAGGAAGCGAAAAGAAATACGGCGTTTACCGCCTGAGAGATATGAGTCAGACCGACCATTCCGGAAACCGTGAGGAGCTTGGTAGATGGTTCGACGACAGGGATCTGGCTCAGGCTGTAGCTGATACGCTGAACGAGGAGGAAGAGGCATGAAACAATTACTGATCATCACAGCTGCAGCGGTACTGGTCGGGGCCTTCGCCCTGATCCAGACTGCGTGCGCTGACGAAACGCAGCTGCACCTGCTGATCATCTCGCAGACGCAGGATGCGCAGATCGAGGTCACTGTGGGGGATAAGACGAAGACGGAAGAGCTGGATGCAGGGCTGAACGCATTGAGTTATCCGGCGGCCTCATGTCCGGACGTCTCGGTTCTTGCCTTCGGGGATGACACGGATCTGATCCCGATCAAGGGAAGCGACGGGGACTGGTACGCTGTAACGATGGTAGGAGCTCCGGAGGTGGAACGATGACACAGCCAGATGGATATAAGGACGTCACATCGATCCTGGACTTCGTTAAGATAAAGATCTGCGACGAGTATTGTAAATACCCGGATCAATATACCTTTGACGGGAGGACGTATGAGAGCGAAGAAAAGTTCGAGGAACTGCTGGCGGAGCACTGTGATCAGTGCCCGTTGAATCTTCTGTAGGAGGGAGGGGAAGAATGAACGATGGTATGGATTCCAAAAGAGCCAAAGCATAAACCCGAACCACCAAAGCCGAACAATACACCAACTAATACACCAACTAATACACCAACTAACCTTATCAGCAGACAGGATGCGATTGAAGCGATTATGGGAGAGCCAACGGATGCACACTATCCGTCATGGTATGCACAGAGAATCAAATCGCTCCCATCAGCAGAGCCGAAAACCAAGTGCGTTGCACAAATCAGAATAAACCGAGACGATATAGAAGATTTGGTCAATGAGAAAGTCAATAAGATATCAGAGCCGAATACTGGATATTGGTATATACGAGAGTATGAGTATTTTACTTGCTCTGAGTGCGGTGAAGATTATTGGAATAGTTGCGACTCGACAGCAGAAGCAGAAGAACGGTTGGATACAGGAGATTATCCAAACTTTTGCCCAAACTGTGGCTGTCGCATGGGGAAGGATAAGAATGACAAAAGATGAAGCATTATATAAAGTTAAAGGATATTTAACAGATATTATTCCAGAGGAAAATTATTCAGAAGTTGAAGAGACAATCAAAGCATTAAAGCAAGTTGAACCGCTCCATTCCGCAAATTCACAGGTACTAACCTGTGATGGATGCAGGCATGTTGGAACATACGATACTGATTTTCCATGTTCAAGTTGCATCAGAAGGGAGAAAGATTATTATGAGCAAGAGCGATGATACCATCAGCAGACAGGATGCGATAGAGTGCATCAGATGGGGAGAAAGCGTAACCGATATTATAGACCGAATCAACGCACTCCCATCAGCAGATATAGAAGAAGATGTTGCAAGACGAATCGCAACAATCATTGAGAACGAACAGGATATGAGAGTGATTCTGAAGAACGCAGAGCCGAAGACAGGGAAGTGGGAGTTAGACCCGAATGGAATGGATTGGAACATTCCTGCGTGGAGATGTTCAGAGTGCGGATTCGTGGCTAATTATATCGGAGTAGAAGCCAATGGTCTTGGCAACAATCCGATGAATTGGTCGGGAAGTAAGTTTTGCCCTCAATGTGGAGCGAGAATTACAGGATATGAGAGGTGATGAAGAATGACAAGGCAAGAAGCCATTAAACACCTTGAAGAATGGAAAGAGTGTATATCAAGTGCGTACCGAAGACAGGTAATAGACATGGCAATCGAAGCACTTTCAGAGCAGAAGACGGGGCACTGGATATTTAATCCAAAAGACGCAATAGAGTCAATGTTTACACTTCCAAAGTGCTCCGAGTGCGGATTTGAAAGTTCTGATGGTGGAAACTTTTGCCCTAACTGTGGAGCGAGGATGCTCGGAGAGGATGGTGAAGAATGAACGACATTATAAATCATCCGTCCCACTATACGGACGGAAACATCGAAGTCATAGACTATATCGAGGACAAGGGCTTCGGGTATCACTTGGGCAATGCTATCAAGTACATATCGAGAGCCGGTAAGAAAGACCCTGATAAGGAGATAGAGGATCTTCAGAAGGCGATGTGGTATATCGCAAGGTACATAAAGTTAAGAACAGAACATAGAGAAAACGATGACATCCCCATGTGGAAGGGAGAAGAGATTGTCAGGTGCAAGGATTGCAGGTATTGCTACTATGCAGACAACAGGGTAGAAGATGAACAGGGCTATGTATGCGATATGTATTACAGAGAAGCAGACCCTAACGGATTCTGCCATCTTGGTAGACGCAGAGAGGATGGTGAAGCATGAGCGAATGGACTAAACACGAGAAGTCCCTGATCCACGAGACGATGCTGATGGCATACGAGCAAGGGATCGAATGGGGCGAGAAGAAAGCGGTCGAGAAGGCACAGGAATTCATGAAAGACGCCTTAACAGCTGCATACGACAAGGGTGTGAAGGCTGGAAGACAGCAGGCCCTTACCGCCATGAAGGAGGCGATGGCGAATCATGGAACCGAGACGAATCGTTAATCGCCGGTGCGATCGACCGATGGCGAGAAGCAAGAAGCTGCTGCCGTGCGATCACAACTGCAAGACCTGTGTCGCCTGTATCGAGATGGACGAATACGGATCAGAGTCGCATGCGGTTCGGGACTGCAAGCGTGAGTCAGATCCGAAGCTAACGGCGAAGATCCTGAAGCGGATGTCGGGATACGAAGTAAGAAGGAACCTAAGGAGTTAACACATGACAGCAAAGGAATACCTATTACAGATTAAGCAGCTGAACGCTCAGATCAAGAACGTCGAGGATGAGATTCATTCCTTGAGGGAGAAGGAAATCTCTATCAGGGCATCGTGGCCTGACGGGCAGCCACATGGATCCGGCACGACAGACCCGACCGGAGAGATGGCGGTACGGCTTGCAGATCAGTTGCTGGACTTGGAAGAGACGAGCCTCAGGTTGCAGACAGCACTCTGGCGTAAACGCAACGAGATCCTTGAAACTCTCGGCAAGGTGAAGACGGCCGAGCACAACCGTCTCCTGTACCTGCGGTATGTGCAGAGTGAGACATGGGAGCAGATAGCGGTTGACATGCATTATACCTACCAGTGGGTCGCTGGCCCGCTCCATGGGAACGCCCTCCTCGAGCTGGAAAAAATCTTAACTGTTGATAGTAATTGATACTGATCTTCTGATATTGTTATACTGCCAAAAGGCATAGAAAATCACGAACCCCTTTCTGACTTTTATTCTTTATGGTGACAAGGCACGCTCCATACCGGGGCGTGTTTTGTTTGTCGGGAAGAGACCCCAGGAGGTGAGGCGGGGTGGCAACAAACCCACGTTATAAAAACGGGACCCTCCGCAGAAAACACCGGGCCCGGTTCAAAGCCCGGGGGGACCGGTGCGGGATATGCGGGGGCGAGATCCATTACGATGAACCAAGCGATCCGAAACACCCGCTGTCCTTCGTGATAGATGAGATACGCCCTGTTAGCAGATGGAGAGAGTTCGGATACGGATCCCCCGAGGAGGCGGCTCAGGACTGGAACAACTTGCAAGCGGCTCATTATGCATGCAACGCGGCAAAGGGAGCTCGGGTCGGGCCGATAAAAATACAAACGATCGCGAAAAATATTTTGGACGGCGACTGGTAGGGGCCGGACCCCTGCCACCCACTGCCAGCGAC